CCAAAAAGATAATTTACGAATTGGAAATTTTTAAATAAACTCATTAGTACCCATCCACTGCTACGTCATATTTGTGTAGTGTTCTTTCTTCGATGAAGTTAAGAGAGATATCGGTTTCTTGAGGATTTCCATCTGTATGGAATGCCATCGCATTTGGGTTATAGACTACATCAACACTCTCTAAGAAACAAGGTAAGATACCTGTAGCAACAGACTTACCATCATAAGACAATTTAATCTTAAATTTAGCTGGGAATCTATAGGCAGCAGAGATCTGAGAAATATATCTAGCTTCAGGATACATCTCTTCTCTAAAGAATTGTACAATAGCCTTAATCATCCTTGCTTCTGCTGCTGTCGTTGGAATCATTTTAAATGCAAATCTAAATTGTCTTAGTCCTACACCCTTTAGTGTAGCTCTTCTGTTTGGATTAAGAGCAACACCCGTAGTAGTTTCAATTGCACCTTGAACTCCACCAGAAACGTTTCTGGCGACTCTTAAAGCAGCAACCTGAGCCGCTTCTGATTGAAGCCCCATAGTAAATGCTTCTTGAACTGATTCAAAATCTGGTAGCACAGCGCCACCAATTGCTTTCATAATATCCCTACCAGATACACCACTAGCGATACCTGCTGCAGTTGCTGCGCCAACAATTCCTAGATCAATGTTTGTATATTCTACTCTATCAGAGAATTGAATTGATTGTGGTAGATAAAGAGAACATGTCCTATCATTACCTACTCTTTGGGGAATTGGTTTCTTGATTGTTTTAAGCTTAGAATTCTGAGCTTTTGCTGCAGCAACCTGGTCCTTAAGGGGAGTGGGCCCTGTGGCGGCAGACCCTGTGGCGGCAGATCGCGTGTACTTGTCAGAAGGAGATACCAATCCTAGAAACAATTCTCCGGCTGTAGGCTGTTCTGTCTTATAGGCCGTAAAACTTATTCTACCTTTATAGTCGGTTTCATCTTCTAATGGAAACTGGAATGGGCCGTTAGGATTAACTCCTTCAAACGGTGTACCAAGTCCTGCTGGTCTAAGTCTTGGTCTTAGTGATGACAACGGTGCACGTGACATGTTTTATCCTAATAAATACAAAAAACTTTAAAGTATTTATAAGGTTATTATGGCATATTCGGGTAAGTATAAAGTAAAGAATAGAAGCAAATACAAAGGCGATGCCGATAATGTTGTATTTAGATCATTGTGGGAACGTAATGCCTTTAAGTGGTGTGACAACTCTGAATTAGTAAAATATTGGGTATCAGAAGAAATAGTAATTCCCTACCTGTGGGAAGTTGATAAAAAATATCACCGCTACTTTATGGATCTCAAAATTACATTTACGAGTGGTAAAACTATATTGGTAGAAATCAAACCCGATAAAGAAACTAGACCTCCAGACTTTAAGGGCCGTAAGACCAGAAAATATATTAATGAAGGCATGACATATGTAAAGAATATGAATAAATGGTCGGCTGCCCAAAACTATGCAGCAGATAGAGGATGGGGATTTGAGATATGGACCGAAAAGAAATTAGAAGCAATGGGTATACTTCCTAAACCTAAACGTAAGCTTAAACCATTAAAGCCACTTAAGGTCAAAAAAACTAGATAAATAATGTCATGGCAAATATATTTGATACACTAGAAAAAGAAGCATTTAGAGCTGGTATTACACCCAGAACAGCACAGTCTAGAGATTGGTTTCGAAAGAAAGCACAGTCTCTTAGGCGAGTCAATAGATCTGCTCTAATGAAAGAAGAACCTATCCAGATTACAAATAGATTTGTACCTGGTGCTATGTTTATGTTTTTCTATGATCCAAAACTTAAAAAGACTCTGCCTTTCTATGACAGCTTTCCATTAGTGATCGTTGTTGATAAAGCAAAGGATGGATTTCTTGGATTAAATTTACATTATCTACCACCAACACTTAGAGCTAAGTTTCTTGATGCTCTTATGGATATCACAACTGATTCTAAGTATGATGAAGGTACCAGATTCCAATTATCCTATAATCTTCTTAAGAGAGCTGCCAAATACAAATACTTTAAACCTTGTGTAAAGCATTATCTATCAGAACATGTCAAAAGTAGATTTGCTTTAGTGCCTGCGCCAGAATGGGAAATTGCGGCGTTTCTTCCGACAGCAGATTGGCAGAAGGCTTCGGCAAGTCAGGTTTATGCTGATTCTAGAAGGAAAATATAATGGTTCAATCCATAGATCAATTTAAAAGTCTTATCAGCAATAAAGATGGTATTGCACGCACCAACCTGTTTAGGGTTAAACTACCTTCACTGCCTGGAGCTTCTTCCGAAGAAATGAATATTCTTTGCAGAGATGTTCAGTTACCAGGTAGACAGATACTTACAAATGAACGCCGTATAGGTATGCAGAACGTAAAGGTTCCATATGGATATGCCGTACAAGATGTATCAATGACATTTCATGTATTGAATGATTATGGTGTAAAAGAATATTTTGAAACATGGCAGAACCTAGCCGTTAATCAAAATAGATATGAGGTTGGATATCAGAGAGGTCCTGGTGGATATGCCCGTCAGGTTGAAATCGAACAATTTAAAAAGGTAACTAAATTACCAAATAGATTTACAAAAGAACTACCAAATCGTAATGGCCTATCAGGTTTTCTTCCCAGACTAAGTGACTTTGATATAGCCCAGCAAATCTTTGGTGTGCAGGATCAATTATCTGATCTTGTGATCTACAGATGTAAATTGATTGATGCCTTTCCGACAGGTCTCAATGCCATCCAACTAAATAACGAATTAGATGGTATCGTAGAACTCAATATACAAATGTCCTATACAAACTGGGAAACACCTTTTGTTCTATCACCATCAAATATCAAAGATGCAGTGGCATCAAAAATTAGTTCAACAATTATAGGATTCGTGAATGAATTGAATCCGTTTGCTTAATGAGGTAAATTATGGCACTGCCAAAGATTAATGATGTTCCAAAGTATGAATTGGTTATTCCGTCAACACAAAAGACAATTAGATTTAGACCCTTTCTAGTAAAGGAACAAAAAATACTTTTAATGGCTCTTGAGACTCAAGACCAAAAACAAATATTAGATGCTGTGTTAGATACTATGAGATCTTGCATAATTGAAGACATCAGTCTATCTAATCTTACGACATTCGATGTAGAATACATCTTTACTAAGATTAGGACTAAGGCTGTTGGGGAGACTTCTACAATTGGTCTTATGTGTACTAAATGTGAAGAACAAAATGAGGTAACTATAAGACTTGAAGGTATTGAAATTCAAATGCCTGAAGTAAATATGAAAATTCCGTTGAATGATAATTATACTATTCAGGTTAAATATCCAACCTATAGTGAAGTGGCAGACAGTGAAGTTAACTTTGAGAGTGCTACCGAACAATTGTATAGCACAATGATAGCATGTTTAGATAAACTATTAACAGAAGATGAACAAATTAATTTTAAGGATCAACCTCGTAAGGACGTAGAAGATTTTCTAGAAAGTCTAACAGGTGATCAACTACAATTGATCATGGACTTCGTTGCAACAATACCTTCTCTTAAACATGAAGGTAGTTTTGATTGTACGAAATGTGGTGAAAAGAACGAATTTAAATTACAAGGACTGCAAGATTTTTTTTAATAACTCTCTCTCATGACACCCTGGCTAATTTTTATCAATCTAATTACCAACTAATGCAAAATCACAAATATTCATTACAGGACTTAGAAATCATGATACCTTGGGAGAGAGAAATTTACTTGAGTATGTTGATCGATGACCTGAAACAACAAAAAGAAGAAATGCAGAGGCAACAAATGACTGGACCACGATAATGTCATCACTAGCAGAGATTAACAAAGAGCTCCAAAAACAGTCAGCAGATATTGCTGACATGAAAGCCAATATAGCTGCCCAACTCAAGGCTGAAATAGACGCTGCAAAGAAAACAGAGAGAGAATCTGGTAAAAGAGAAGAGGCCCGAAGGGAAGCTCAGCGTAAATCACCCAAAGGATTTACAAAGGGCTTTATGCAGGGTACTGGTATTGCCGGGGCTACAGGCCTGGTAGATGGCTTTCTAAAAGGATTCTTTGGAGTTGGTAGTGGTATCCTGGGTGCTGTTCTTGGAACTGTTGGTTTAGTGGCCGGCAAGTTAGTAAAGGGCACTCTGTTAGTAGGATTGTTATCAACATTTGGTGAAACAGCTATTAAAGC